TAAAAATAAGGGGAAATAGTAATTAAGTTTGGATTTGGGATTTAGGTGATAGGATTTAGTGAGTTTAAAAAATTAATTTGTTATTTTGGATGTTGAATTATGAATTGTGAGCTGTGAGTATGAGAGTTAGAGTGAATGTGAGTGAGGCTGGATAATAGCTAATAGTTAATGGTTATATTTGAAAAAAATTATTGACTTTTTCAAAAATATGCTGTAAATTTTAAGATGATGCCTAAAGATAGACAGTATATAAGCAGAAGCATTGAAAAACTACTTCCATCTTCCAAAGAAAGAAAAATCATTTTAATAACCGGTGCCAGACAAACCGGTAAAACTACTCTTGCAAAACACACATATTCTGAATTAAAGTATATTAATCTTGACGCTCCGGAAAATAGGGAAATTCTTAGAGATGTTCTCTCTTCAAGATGGCATATAGATGTTGGAGAGGCTATTCTTGATGAAGCTCAGAAAGAACCGGTTATTTTTGAAAAAGTTAAATATGCTTTTGATGAAAAAAAACTACATTTTACGGTTATTCTTGGTTCAAGTCAACTATTATTAATAAAAAAAATAAGAGAATCTCTTGCAGGCAGAATATGGATTTATGAATTATGGCCGTTTTTACTTTCGGAATTGGCTGATAATCTTGAAAATATTTTACTGAATAGAATTATTTCCAATAATTCTATTGATGAAATATTATGTAAAGAGCCCTCAAGTTTATTTGAACAAGAAGCTAATCTTAAATTCTATGAAAATTTTATTCTTCACTGGGGAAGTATGCCTCCTATTTTGTATTTAAAAAATGAAAACAATAGGAAAAAATGGTTAAAAGATTATTCATATACGTATCTTGAAAGAGATTTATCCGATCTTGCAAGACTTGAAGATTTAAGCCCATTTAGAAAATTCCAGAAACTATCAGCATTAAGATGTGCTCAATTGTTAAACTATTCGGAAATTGCAAGAGATGCAGGGATTAGCGTAGATACAGCGAGAAGATATTTGGAATATTTAAAGATATCTTATCAGGTTATTTTGCTTCATCCATATTATGAAAATCTAACAAGTTCAGTTATAAAAACGCCTAAAATATACTGGATTGACATTGGTTTATTGAGACATTTAACCGGTAATTGGAATGATTTGATAACAGGTGAAATATTTGAAACAATGGTGATAAGTGAAATTTATAAATATATGAAAACATACCTGAATAATATTAACTTATATTTTTACAGAACAAGATCCGGTATGGAAGTGGATTTAATTATTGAATATGAAGATAAAATATTTGCAATTGAAATAAAAAATAGAAATAAAATAGTAAAATCTGATTATAAAAATTTAAAAGTTTTAAGTGGAAAATTGGGAAAAAAATGGAGAGGCGGAATTATAGTTTACAGAGGAAATAAAATTGAAAAAATAGATGAACCTTCAATATGGAGTATACCTTCGTATAGGCTATTAGGAGCAGGAACTAGTTTTTAAGCTTACCTCAAGAGTGTGAGTGTGAGTATCAAAAAAGGGACAGGTAAATAATGCAGAATATTTGGTCGATAGCCAATAGTCGTTAGACAATAGACATGATAATTTTTAATTTTAAATGTTTAATTTTGAATGTTGAATTTTAGATCAGTATTAGTTTGTTTGTTGTTAGTTAATGGTTAGTTAGTAGTTAGTTGATTGTTAGTTGGTCGTTAGTTATTTGTTCGTCAGTTGGTAGAGAGAGCTTTTTTATATTACCATATCTTTTTAGCATCTCTATTTTTCAATTGATTTTTTTGTGCGGTGGATGGTTAATTTCAAATATTCAGAATATTAAAAATTTAAAATTCTTAATAGGTATAATGTTTATTATTTACATAATTGTATTGGCAATTAAATTCCATAAAAAGATAGAAAAGTTAATAGATGAATTGGAGGCCCTATAAATGATATCAACTTTATTATTTTTAATAATTTTTATAGTGATAGGATATTTGTTATGGACAGTATCAAAGGATTTATTAAAAGACTAACACAAGAGATGTTAATGTCAATAAAAAAATTACCTGGAGACACCCGAAAATTTTTTATATTCAAACAAGAATTAACTCCTTTTTCAATAGATTATCAAAAATACCTTTTGGTTTACCTTTATTGTAATAACGCTTCCGAAACATAAATAATTCTCTAACTCCTCTAAATAAATTTATTCATTCCAGCAGGAAAATAGGTAAATTCTAATTTAAGCGTGGGCAATTCCAGTGCAAAGATAGGCAATTCGCAGAAAGAATTCAAGTTAAATTATCGTCATTTTTTCTAAATTTCTAACTTAAAAGTAGGCAATTTCCATAACCTGTCCAAAGAGCATTTGCTCCAGGCTTATTTTTAGAATGTTTGCTTCAACGATATTTATCTCACATATCATTCCATACAATATCTTGTTTTGAAGTATTAAAATATTAATATCAAAATTATTAAAGAAATCCTTTAACTCACCCTGTATATCTTCACAATTAGCCAACTTCTTTGCAGAAGAATGCAGATTGTCATAATCTATTAGTTTTTCTACAAACTTATTCAATCCCAACAACCTCAGCCATCAGCTGTCTTGTTTTTTGCAATCTAATAGATAAAGCTTCTGCTGCCAATGCTTTATAATCTGCATTTTTCTGTATAATTAAATTTGCATAATCTCCAACAGGCATTCCACAAGCTTGGGCACATTGTGAAAGAAAAGGGACATCTGCAGTATTATCTTCAATATATTTTTTTGCTTCTTCAAGTTGTATAGGCCATGTCTCTCTTTCTTCAGGTGAATATATTTCAGATATGTTTTTCACTTTTTCCTTAAATTCATTTGCTGCTTGTCTATATATCTGTTTTACCTGGTCAGAGTCTTTTATAAGTTCCCAGAACTCATCTTTTGTTATTTCCTCGCATTGAATTTCAGATGCTTGTGCTGCAATTAAAGCATTAATCGCACTCTCATCCCCTACAAGACTCACCACATTATTATCAAAATAATTAACACTAACATCATCTTTAATCGCCTTAAATTCTAACACTGTATGAGGTGTCTCAACTTTCTTAAATTTTACATATTTAACCATCTTTTACTCCTTTCTGGGATTTTATTTATTAAATTATATTGTTTTAAAATTTTAGCAAAATAAGGGATTGTTCCAGTATCTTTAGCATGCCCTATTAAAGATACTATTGAGGGGATTTTCTCTTTCTTGGCTGCTTTTTTAAATTTATGCATACTATGTTTTCTGACAAACTTCTTACTCTTCCAGGTTCTATACCCAACAAAATTAATTCCTTTTTTAATTTTTTGAATATGCCACCTTGACAATTTAAGATTTAAATTTTTTCTTAAAAAATCCTCACATAGCTCCTTAACTTCTCTTGCCCTTTCGAGACTTAAACCAATTAAAACAAGGTCATCCACATACCTGACATAGCTTTTTATTTTAAGATCTCTTTTTATAAAGTGATCAAGCGGATTAAGATAAATAAGTGCATAGATTTGAGAAAGCAAATTGCCTATTGGAATGCCTTTTGGAGTACCCATTTTTGTGAATTCACACATTAAATCAACAAATCTTTTATCTTTAATTTTCTTTAAAAATAAACTTTTCAAAATATTTCTATCTATTGAATAGAAAAACTTTTTAACATCAAGTTTTAAATAATATAGTTCGCCACAATATTTTCTCATTTCTTTCTGGGTGTATATGCTTGCTTTATGAGTTCCGCCACCTTTTCTACAGGCAAAAGAAGAAAATATAAAAGACCTGTCAAATATATTGTAAATAGTTTTGTATATTGCATGCTGGACAACTAAATCCCTAAATGTAGGAGCGTTGATAATCCGTTTTTTGGGCTCATAGATTATAAATTGCCTATAAGGCTGTGGTTTATATAACCCTGAATAGAGTTCATTGTATAGTGATAATAGTTCTGCTCCCAGATTTATTTCAAATTTTAATGTTGCTTTTTTATTCCTCTTGCCTTTTCTTGCAATTAAATATGCCTCATATAGACTATCTAAGGTAAATGCTTTTTCAAATAAAAAACCAAGTCTTTTCGGTTTTATAGATGTTTGTTTTTCGACAACGCTACTAAAAAAACATCTATTATTATCGATTTCGCTAAGCGCAGGACAATATATCCCTCTTTTTCCAGTATTAGCCTTCACTATTTCAGGCAGGGAAATAGAGTCACGGCCACCGACAGAGTTGTTCGAATTAGTCCGATAATTGTTTAAATTCATCGTAAACACTCCAGCATTAGCGGTGTTGCTCCAATTACCGCTAACAATACATGTTGATATATTGCCCTATTTAAAACTATTATTTTCTTTTAATTTTTTAATCCATGCTCCTATGATTTTCCCAATTTCATCTATAAGGCTTGAAATAGCAATAAATCTATGCTCAGGTTTAACTTTATTATCTTTTCTTCCATCTTTAAAAGCAAAATAACCAAGCTCATTTGCTAAATAAATTTGCATTCTCAATTTTTGATGAGCAATATCAAGATTCGTTAAACTTGTTTTCTTAAAATATCTTTTCTGGCATTCTGTTATCAAATCATAGATTTCATAAGCAGTATTTCTAATATTGTTTGCAAGTGCATATTTCTCAAAGCGTGGAAAATGGTTTAAATAAATATTTAAAAGTTTTATCATTTCCATATATTTTCTATTTAATATTGCTTCACTATGCAGTCCCATATCTATCTCCAAAATACGCTCACTATCGTGAGCTTTTACAGTTATACATAATAGGAGGCACGGCCACCGACAGAGCTGCTCGAATAAGTCCGACAATCGTTCAAATACATCGTAAACACCCCAGCATCCGCGGCGTCGCTCCAACCACCGCCAACAATACATGCCATCTGGTCTCTCAAATATCTATATAATCCATCATTCCCAAATTCGGTTGTGCCACTGCCGCTTACTCCAGTAGAATTAGGTATGCCTATAGCTGTTCTTTTATATGTTACAGAGGTTCTATCTGTATTCATTCCAAAAACAGCATTTGAGCCATTACCAAAATATATCCAGCCATCATTCCCGCTCACAATATCGCTTAGGTCAATAACATCGTATAAATCTACATCATAAGCTCCACCGCTTCCTTGTGTAGTATTATCATTTGGTATATTTGATATGTCTACACTTTCTTTTAGCACCAGGAAGCCATTTGCATCATATCTTATAAATCCACTTGCAATTTCCCACATATTTCCACATAAATCAGCCACACCGCTATCTTGACCATTGTGCATTGTTTTTGCAAAAGGCTCTCCACTTCCTGTTAGAGCACAATTCGAATAACCTGAAGGGGTAAAAACCACACTTGAATCATTATAATCTTTTAGTGCATTGTTTAGATTACCTTTAGGAAGTTTAGGATTAACATCTGAATATGCACAGGCAACCGTATTTGTAGCTGCCTTACTATGAGCATAGGCCAACCTTGCAAGCATTGTGTAGATAAAAATAGAGGTTAAAAAATACTTACTACCAGCACTTTTACAAGCCTGATAAAATTCACCGTAATTATTTTCACTGCACCCGCTAATATTCGCTACTGGATTATGGGCAGAATTAGTCGATACAGGGTCTTTTAATCTTTTACTTACCAATATACCTCCGTCATTTCCACCACCATACTTATAAACAAATACACCATTTACTTCTTTTCCAGCGTTTATAAAAGCTCTGTCAATCACATAACCAGATAATGGACGATGTGATATATAAAGATTATTCCCATCCCACTTATAATAATGCTTTGGAATATAAACCAAAATACTGCCATTAGCATCCACGTAATTCCCATAGTTTGGGCTCATAATATTATTATGCCCATCAAGTCCACGCCAACCACTTGGAACAAGATCAGCAGGACAAGTGGCAACTCCAAAACCAATTTCTCCAGGTGTGCCTATCTGGTATATATCTTCTTCTGTATCTGTTCCTTCATTTAAATTCCTAACTGCACTTGCAGCAAGTGCAAGGGTTTCAACACCCTCAACTGTTGTTTCATCTGCCTGTGCGACAGCATTTGTAAGTTTTTCAAATACTTTGCTTTTTAAACTCATCTTAAACCTCCTGATAAAGTCATTATTTTAATTTTTCTTACTTTTTTGTCTATTGTGTCGGGGGTATATGTTGCGCTTGTCGGTATTGTATAGCCTTCTATATACTCTTTTGCCTGTATAGCTTTATTCGCTGCTTCATTTGCGTTATTAGCATATTCTCCGGCAAGAGTAGCATTATTCGCTGCGTTAGAAGCGCTGTTAATCACATTTACAATGCCTTCATTTATTTGCTCTATGCTTGTATTTTGTTCAGCGACCATATCTTTTACTGCTTGATGGAATGTTTTCATTTTACTTGCAAAATTATTATCAGTTGTATTTGGAACATCCGGAAGATTCGAGATTTTATTTACTGTTGTCATTAGGTCCTCCTTTTATATATGCAAATTCGTTGTTATTGTTATTTGCCCTTTAGTATATTTGCTTTTTCTTAATTGTGGAAATTTTGACAAATAACCATAGGCCAAGCTATCTCTTTTCATGTCTGTTAAATAATCAAGAGTTCCTGAATAAATTACTTTAGTCTCTCTGTTATAAGCCCACCATTTTAATAAGTTTGCCAGATTTTGAGACTCTCCCATGATAGAAAAAACTTTATCTATAAAAATATTTCCGGAATAAACTTTGAGAGTTCCTGCCTTCGTTTCTTTCCAAACATCATAACTTCTAAAATTTGAGACACTATCTTCTAAAGTAATTCCATATTTTTTCATGTTTCCCAGCCAAATTAAACCGCAATAGGCTTCTTCTGAAGAATCTAAAGGTGTCCAGCTTATTTCAACTTTAGCTTTTATAGCATCATCTAAATGAATTAAGATTTGCTTTTCAGTTTCAACAGAATCTAATTGATAATAAAGCTCATAAGAAAATAATAGACCCAAATCGATTGTTTCATTATAAACTTCTGTCCAGGTATCTGTATCAATGACCCTTACTGTTATTTGAGCTGTTTTATTGAAATTCCCGATATAAATGTCTTGAATTTTTGCTGCTGAATATGCAGTTATTTTTATTTCACCGGTAGAATTTGCTTTAAAAATTTTATTAATATTATCGTCATATATGTTAGACAGAGGATAGCTTGAATTTTCAGGTATGCTTGAAGTTGGAATATTTGTTGTCTTATCTATGTAGTTTGTAAATCCTAAATACATGTCTTTTCTTTTCTCCTATGCAACCATTAAATTATCTACATAAGTCTGCTCGTCATGTATTTTTACCATTTTTAAATATCCCTCTTTATAATAAAGAGTTCCATCGTAATTGTATCTTCCAAAACAGATTTCACCATCCCAATCATTTAAGGTCCCGGAAGACGAAATGGAAGTTGTATGACATTGGGCACCATTTACGAAAATCAGAGCATTATTCGTATCACCTTTAATATTTAATATTGTAACTCGATACCAAATAGTCGCTCTGTATGGAAAAACTGTTGTCCAAGTGTAGTCTTTGTAATTCCCTGCTCCATCTTTATGTTTTTCATGAATAACCAGCTGACCATTGCCGTCATAACCACTAAAAAAATTAAATCTATTGCTTACTGAAGTAGTGTTCATATTGCTGAATGCAAATCCTTTTTTAAACCAGAAACTGACAGCATAAACCAAATTTTTATTAAATATCCCGGAAGTGTATGGATATGCAAAGTCATTAGAGCCATCGAAATAGATACATTTCAAATCAGTTGAATCCTCTGTACAGCCATCCACATAAAAACTATAATTTTGTTGAGATAAATCATGTGTTGCTAAGGTATAATGAGGGGTTATATCAGTTTCAATATTTTCAAATGGCAATGTAGTGTAAGCTCCCATCACGATTGGAGCAGAAGTCCATATTTTTTTTGACTGTATCCCTAAATATTTAGAATTTATATTTACTTCATCAAATATTTTTGCATAAGTTCCAAGATTTAATTCATCCAGTCCATCAGTATTTGGATAGAAATTCAATTTATCCCCATCATGCCCAAGAAATACATCTTTTCCGGGAGCAGAGCCTTTAAAAATTAGGTTTGCATTTGTAGATATACTCCCGGAAGTTATTGTGCCCAATATGGCCGAAATTGCCGACAATTCATTTACGCTTATTTTATTTGCGGTTACAGCATTAGCAGCGATATTCTCTTCAATAACTTCATTTGCCGCTAAAAAATATTCCCATGAAGTGCCGTTATGTTTCTTTTTTATGCCAGTTGTTTCATTTATCCATATTGCACCTTTTTTAAGTTTTGCACTTGCTAAATCCGGTTCACTACTCCCAAAGAAGACAGGCGTCTGATAATGAACAACAGTATAACCGGTTGTAACACTTGAGCTTACTGTTGTTGTTTTTGTTAGATCAGATGAAGTTATTGTTGTATTTCCCCTGTATTTAGGAGTAGATACTGTATTTATATCAACAGTGCATTTATCCATAAGAGCATATTTTTTCTCTACTGTATCATTTGCCATTTTATTATATTGAGTTTGTTCTCCACCATCATAAAGCCCGTCAATTGTATTGTATGCCTGGAAGTATCGCAGAGTTGAACCGACCAACAATAAAGGCTCTACTTGTCTCACTGTCCCATAAACCAAAGGCAATACTCGATTGTCATTAGTAGTTGTAGTTGAAGTAGGAGAAGAAACTAAATCAGGAGCAGTTTCTAAAAAATCCTTATCTTCTATATTGTAAGCTATTCTGTACCTAACTGTTGTGTCTGTAATGTCTAAAATAATTCCTTGATTTGTTATTAAAACTACTACACCATCCCAATAAAACTCAAAATCTGCTGTACGATAAGTAAGTAAATCAAATCCATCATCTTCTAATGCTTTCCTGCTTAATGTAATATCGAAATTAGCTACTGTTTTTATATATTCTCCTTCTATATTTAAAGTAGAATAGTTTAAAATTGCAGCAGAATACCATTTGTCATTATAGTAACCTTCAAATTCTCCGTAATATTTTGTAGTTGAATTGTTTGTATATTTAATTATCAACATGTAGTCACCTTATTAAGAAGCAAAGCCTTTTGCACCTATTCCTTTTAGAGTCATAGTGTTTCTGCCAAAATCATAAATAATATTCTCAACGTAAATATAAAAATTAACTGAATCATAAGCAAAATTAACAGCATTTCCTATCTTTACACCACTGTCTATTTCTGCCAAACCAAGTGCCATAGGCAGCATTTTATATATCTGCTTTTTTCTATCTAAAATATTTGCAATATTAGCAGCTGAATAAGGTGCATTAAAATCAAAATTAATTACTTTTACCTTGTTTCCTATATTTTGACCGGTTGAAACAGAATGCCAAAAATGTCTATCTTTAAGACCATAATCAGTAATAATAGTTCCATCAATATCTGCTTTTGCATTTACTATTTCTCTACGTGTATAATTAAAAGATACAAAATATTCACTAACTGCATTTGGGTATGTTATTTTCAAGCCATTGTTCAATATATCAGTTTCGGTTTTATTATGTATTTTAGCATAGTCATTAGCAGGACTATGACCTGCTGAATGTAGTCTGTCTATAAAATACCAAGTAGAACCTGGCACTACTATATGTTCGGTAAATTTTAAGTAACTGTTAAGCAATGCTAATGATTTTACTTGATTTTTTATGTAATGATTAATTTCAATCGTAGGATGACATAAAGCAGTATTACTTGTTTTCCCTAACCAATCACATATATCTTTAAATACATCTTTTGCGTAAGCCATTAATTACCTCTTTTTATTAAGCACTTGGAATCCAACTCCAATCAATACTGCCTCCAACTCTTCCATCTGAAATATCTACATGTGTATTATATGTAGTATCTGTATCTGCTTCTTTTTTAGTAGTAGTTGCAATAGTTTTCCCATCAACTATTACTGTTACATTTGGTTTTGTTTCTTGTGTAAATTTAGTTAATATAGCTGTTATGGCTGATTCAAATTCACTACTATTAAAACCATAATTCTTTTCAGCATTAATAACACTTCTTAAATCACTACTATGGTTTCCAAGATAATACATAAAAGCTTGTGCATTCATTCCAGAAGTAGGCAATGTTAAATTATTTAAAAAATTAGTTGAATCTATGTTTTCTTTTGCCATATCCTGACGTAATGTATCTAATGAATAATTACCTTTAGGTGGAGTACTTATTATAGAAGTATAGTCAGGATTATCAAGGCCTAACCTGCCATCACTTATATCTACTTTTGTATGGCCAGTCGGAATAGTCACATTAACGTCTACAGGTACTTTTACGTCTATAGGCACTTTCATTTCTATATCTTTTATGGCTTTTACAAGAACTGACTCACTACCAAAATATTTTGATAATATTTGTTCATCATAATCAATTTTCCCACTATTCAAGGCATTTTTTAAGCTCTCTCCAATCCCTGAAAATGCCTCCAAATCTTCTAATATTTTATTTTTTGCAAAAATACCTTGCGTTCCGGAAGCATAAATTTTGTCAATTTCTTTAGAATATTTACCTGCAATGTCGATATATGCCCCGTAAAGTTTTTGAACTTCTTCGTTGTTTAGACTATTTTCTTCTGCACTTAGCAATGTTTGTTTTGCTTCTTTATATTGCTTGGAATAATAGCTTATTTTGTCCACGTCCTTCATCATGCTTAGTTTTATTTCATCAGCAACATTTTTCGAGTTATTAATAAAGCTGTCAATAATATTTAAAACATTATCTAAATTTTGATTTTTTAAGGCTTCTATTTCTATTTGTTTTGCTATTGCAAGATTTGTATTTTCTGCTGCAATTCCAAGATTTTCAAGAGTTTCAGTCATTTCATCATATTTTTTATTTATAGATTTTAAGCTTAATTCATAATCACTTAATTTTGAATCTTCAATAGTTTCATTAATACCGTCAATGATATTGTTTACATTACTTAAATATCCGGATAAATCATTGTATTTTGATAATGCATCTTGAGCTATTTTTAAATTTTCTTCAATTGCCTCTTTGCTGTCAGCGTTGATTGAGATTTTTTTTATTGAATCAACAATATCAAAATAATTATCAATTACATCATCTGTTAAATATTTGGCAGTTGTACTAAATTTTGTGTTTAATTCTGTCTTTAAATCATCAAGCATGTCGCTAAAAACAGGAGCATAAGCATTGTAAAAACTCTTTACCGTATTATCAGCCATTGTTTGGAATATAGCTTCAATATTTTTAAGTTTTCCACCTGTTGAAAAATCTAAATGCACAATTACATTTTCTAATAATTGAGTATATTTATCTTGAAGTTCTGAAGGTAATTCCTGCTTAACCATGTCAAGAGTATTACTAAAACCATCTGCTATTGACTGAATCAGCGCAGTTGCTTTTTCTGGTAGTTCTTTTTGTAGTCTGATATCGTCCCCATGTGATAAATACCTAAAATTACTCTTCCAAAATTGGTAGCTTTTATTATTATATGCAAAATCACTTAATCCGGAAAATCCTTGACCAGCCAAGTATTGTAAATCGCTATCCACTAAAAAACCCACTTTTGGAGTGCCTTTTTTGCCAAATAAACCGCCTACAACTGAACCAAGAATTGAACCAACGAGTCCTCCAACAGGACCGCCTATTGCCCAACCAGCTCCACCAAGTATACCACCTCCTATTGATGTTGTAGTTGAGTTTGTGCCAAAAAGCTTTGAATAAATATTGCCTATAAACGCTCCTGCAGCAGCTCCGCCTGCTATATTTCCCATTGTTTCCCATGTCCCAGCACTAAAAAGCCCTCCCTGACCTGTAAAATCTACAAGACCTGTTTTAGCTCCAAGTATATTCCATGTTTTTGTATACCCAAGACCGCCTGTTAGGAATGTTTTTGCTCCAGAATAAAGATTTGAAAGACTACTAAGATTAAAACTTCCACCTGCGCCTGATCCACTGCTAAATGCACCTGATACAGCTCCACCGCCAACAGCAGGGATAAATCCGGCCATTGCCATTCTTGCAGTGCCGGCCATCCATGCACCTATCATTTGTGAAACCATGTCTTTAAACAGATTTTTAATGCTATTAAAATTAACCTTGAGATGTCTTATCCATCCTGAAAATATATCTTGAAGGTTATCAAAGGAATGCTGCCATATATTTTTTATTGATTCACCAAGACTTGAAAAATTGTCTTTAGTTTCTCTTGTCAAATCTTCAACTTTGCCCTCTATCTTATCAAAATATTCAGGAAATTCAGCTTTTATCACTTCTTGCTTAACGTCTTTAAAGCTATCTGCCCATTTTTGATTGTCTTTAATTAGCTGCTCGTGATAATCTTTGCCATGTATATCAAGCCCAAGAGCTTTTTTAATTTCTTCTATGTCGTCTTTGATTGTTTTGGTGGCTTTACTTGAAGATTCTGATATTTTTTTTCCTGTCTTAACAGCAGAATTTTCAAGGCCTTTAAACGAAGCTCCCCATTCATCAACCTCTTTTTTAAAAGATATTTTTTCTTTTAATTTGTCAAAAATATTTCCTATTTTATTTATCTTATCTCCAGTCTTGATAAGTTCTTGGTTGTATTCCTCCTGCTGTTTTTTAAAATCCTCAGATACAGCATTAAAAGTATTTGACATTTCTTTAAAATCTTTTTCTAATTTTTTTGCATAATCTGCTGCATCATCCCAGCCAATAAAATCAAGAAACTTTGAGTAATAATGCTCGTATTTTGAAAGCAAGCTCATTGTTTTTTTTAAGCCGCTTGCTATAAATTCTTCTGTTTTTGCCCAGGCAACTTCAATTTCTATAAAAACACCTTTCCAGCCAAGAAAAATCTTTCCTGTCCATGTTGCCCCTTTACCGATAACTTCAAATGATTCCATGATGACGTCTGAAGTTTCTTTTGCCCAGGTTGAAAGTTCGCCATTTTTTTTTAGTTTTTGAATTTCCTCAAGAACCAAAGCTACTCCAGCTTTTATATAGTCAAAAACCCCTGAATCCATGACTTCTTTTTTAAAAAGCGTCCACTGGTCCCGAATATTGCTCATCATACCTTCAAAAGTTTTTGATTGCTTTTCCATTCCACCTCTATATTTCTGAAAAATATCAAGCAATCCTTGAGTAATGTCAGTTTGAGTTTTTTGGACAATTCTTGTCATTTGCTGTCCATGTTCTTGCCATGTAAAAGTAACCTGATTACCAACCTGACTTGCCCTAACCCCAAACTCTTTTAATCGCTCAAATTCGCCCTGTGCAGCATCAGCAAACATTTCTACAGCCTGATCAAGAGTTTTGCCCATAGCTGATGCTGTATCACCTAATGCAGGCAAAAATTTTGTTGCATCCATCCCATAAGCAGTTAATTTTCTAAAAGCATCTGCTACTTGATCTAACTGATATGGGGTTTTGGCTGTAAAATCAGTTATCCATGACATTGATTGTTTTGCTTTTAGAGAACTTCCTGTTACAGTTTCAAGGGAGACATCAAGAGCTTCAAAAGATTTTGCCACTGATAAAAAATCATTTTTGATTTTATTTACAGCATTTAAAGCAAGATAGCCCACAGCCAATTTAGTAACGGTTCTAAAGAATCTCTCCATATAACCCTGTGCATTAAATACGGTTTTTGGAAGAGACGCAAATCTTTTGTCAATTTTTTCAACTTTTGAACTTAAATCATCTTTCCCTGATAATACGACTTTTAATGTTAAATTATCAGCCATTTTTGCCCTGGTATTTTTTAGCTTCTTCTCTATAAATCCTGTCAAAAGCAATAATCATTTCAAAATCTTCAATAGTAGATTCGTATGCCTCAAGGACAGCCAATACAGATTCAAGCCTTAAAGCTCCATTAAAATCTCGCTGATCAGCCACTATCTGCCACAATGACAGAATATGTTCATTTTCTGGAAGAAGTTCTGGATTTTTACATTTTTCACAGTCTGGCTCAATTCCTGCCTCCAGCTTAAGATCGAGGCATTCATCGCAACCAACTACGCCAGGTCGAGCCAACCACCTGACGTAGTCTTTTAGTTTTTTACCTGTTCCTCTTTTTTCTTTCTTAAAGTTTTTTCTATATCCGTTGCTTCATCTATACAAAAATTAGCAATGTCTGGATATTTATCGGCTATGATAGATTTATTTTCTGCTGTGCAAGGAATTGGATTGTCGTTTTCATCCTCTAATCCTTTCCAGTCAGTCACAATTTTATCAAACATAAGCCCGAGAAACTTAGCGTTGTCAAATTCTTCCACCATCTCAAGTTTTTTTCTGCCATTTTTAATAATAGGCTTCTTGATTCTTATAATTGATTGTCTTGATATCTTATTTACCTCTGTGGCACTGAGCGCATTTACAAGAAACTCAGCTTCTGCTATTTTATTTCCATCTTTATCAAAAGCTTCATACTTTACCCATGTAGGTTTATCTTCTTGCAGACTTAATCTAAGAGCCATAAATTTCCTCCTTTTTAATGATATATAAATACGATTTCATCATTTTTATTCACTTCAAGCACTTGATAATCTATTCCCATTCTGATTTCATAATCTTCAGAAAGAGCAGGTGTTGACATTGATATCCTCGGTTGCTCAATAGTAAATCCTCTTGCGCTATCATCTCCTGCCTTAAACTTTATCTTTGCTTCTGTGTTTTTCAGTGCATTGTAAAAATATTGTAAATTTTCTCGCAAAAAAAACAGATCCACTTTTCCACTAACTTCTCTTTCGCCTTCAACATACAACTCAGGATAGTCTTTGTCTGAAAGAATATCCTCGATAAATTTTATATTGTTATTAATATTTGTTGTCATGCCAACAGCAAGCACATCAACATATTCAGTGCCGTTATGAATCTGCACAATGCCCGTTCTGCCTTGTATAATTGTTCCAAGCTGGTCTGAAGCAGGAGCTTCGGGTAGAAATGGCTCAACTGCATCATTAATTGCAAGATCGGCTTCTATTCCAGTATCAAGCGTCAAAGTGCTGTCGGTAATATTATTTATTTTATATCCACTCCCGGAATTATCATAGGTATTTTCCCCTGAAACAAATTGAATTTTTCCGCCTTTTGTAAAAAGCTTTGGATTTTTTACTGTTATGTCAGTATCGCTAGTTGTAGCAGCAGAGCCAATATAATCTTTTCCAACCCAGCCCATATCCATAAAATTTCCGCTAAATTCAAATATTACTGGCTGACTATTCACAAGGTTAAGCTTTGTTGTGCTTACAACCGCACCTTTAATAAAAAATACCGTATGATCTTTTTTAATCCAAATTGATACTGAAGGATTTTCATCTGATGTGCTAAATTTTTTATTAGCTTCATCAAAGCTCCCAAAGCCAGATTTTATAAGTGGATAACCTACCGGAGGCGCACCGTCTTTAAGACGCAAATACATTGGCAGTGAAAACTCACCTGGCCCTTTTTGGCCTACAAACATATCCCTTATCCCTCTCGAGTCTCTTATTTCTTTGCTTTTTTCTTTCTTAGCAGACTGACTTGGAGTTGTTTTGTCGACAACAGGAACATAATCAGAGCTTGCTGGATATACAAGCTCACCCCTGCTTGTCTCTGCTTTTACAAAAACAAGCTGTTTTCTTGATAATGCTAAATCTACTGACATTTTAGCCTCCCTTAATTATATTTAAAAGCTTCGTAATCTTGATAATATATTGAAAATTTATCATCAGAATACATTAATGCTTCATCTATATGCCTTAATGGCTCAAAAGTATTATCTATTGCAAAATCCTTGATTTTAGATTCTACCTTTTCGAGTAGTTCAAGTGCTTTAATCCTTGCATTATCTTTATTATAGCTCTTTTCTCCAATTACTATTCTGTATTTAAATAGAATCCTGTATTCATTTCCTAATATTTCAGGTCTTCTTCCAAGATAAAATACAAGAGCAAAAGGAGCTATAATAATCAACCTGTCAATCTCTTTTGTGAATTCATCTTCATAAGCCTTAACTGTCCTAAAATCAGTTATTTCTTTTATTTTATCAATTATAGCCTGTTCAGCTTCTTTAAGCATACTAAGCCCCAAATAGTCTTTTTGATAGAATTTCTTTTATTTCGTCCCATGCCCCAACTGGCAATCCTTCATCAGGCAGCATTTTTCTTGCTGGTATATTGCCCCATGGAATAGGAGTCCCTCTTTTTGTCCGGCCAAACTCTCCTTTTTTGGCTCCAAACTGATGCGTTCTTGCATAAATAACATTTGTTCCTATCTCTACATGATCAGCAAAAGCTTCCACCCTATAGCTTCCAAGCAATATTTTTGATCTTCCTACTAAAATCTGATATTTTTCCTGATTTTTTATTGCTTTTGTAGTTTCAGAAAGATCAGCCCATTTAACACCATAAGGATTTTGCTGCTTCTTCCAGTTTAATTGCCAATCAGAAAGCAGTCTGTTGCCAATCTCATTCATAATTTTCTTTGTATTCCCAAGGTTATTGAGAATAGCATCAAACTGGTCTCTAATTTCTTTATCTTCGATTTTAACTTCTATTTTCATGTTTTTAAATTGATTCCTTTCAGTGGTAGTAGGGGCAAAATCATTGCCCCTACTGTATTAATAAATTATTTCTACCCAAACTCCGTCATCATCCACATCAAACACTTTTCCGGCAACAGATCTTGCACCACTTCCATTTGTTTTAGCAACTGTTTCATCATCAACAATATAGCAATTGCTTCCTATTTCAGTTTTTGTGATCTCATCTGTATCTGCAGAATTTTCAAACCTAAAAATTCCTTTTCTCACTCTCACATTTACACTTCCGTCTGCTCCGTCAGAATTATCAACATACTCCTCAGCTCTTCCCACACACACAAGCCCTGTAGCTGTTGCTGCTGCTTGCGCATATCCACTGTTTAATACTACCAATCCGCCGGCATAAATAGTTTTGCCGCTTTTTACAGGAAAAACCCTGTCAAGAGCTACATTATGTCCGATTAACGGTGTGTTTCTATCTGCTGTTAAAGCCATAATTTATCCTCCTTTAATAATTTTTCATTGAATCTAATGTCCAATATCTTGTTTTTTGCATGTATCTTACCATTCTGTCTTTTGGTTCAACACTTGCCTGAATTGATATTTTTCCATCCTGAATTTTTTCAAGTAATTTTATGCAGTTTTTATATTTATCCTTCCATGCTTCAGGATAATCATTCAATCTGCGAGTCAGCAAATAATATATTGCCATCTGCGCAGATATATTTTTGATTATTTCCGGTGGGCTTGTAAAGGGCACATCATATTTCCCGCCACAATAAGCATCAATCTCCCTATCAGCAATATCAATAAACTCATCTATTTTGCCTTTATCAATAGACCCATTGCCCT